AATAGGAGAAAGATAAATGCCAACATTTACACATGGAAAGAATGCAGCTTTTAAAATAGATGACTCTGGTGGAACATTAAGAGATATCTCTGATGTTTTAACAGATGTTGCTGTTTCAAGAACAGCTGATGTGGCTGAAGTTAGTGCCTTTTCAAATAGCTCTAAAGCTTTTGTGAGTGGCCTTACTGATGCAACTATTAGTATCTCAGGCTCATTTGATGCAACTGTTGATGGTTACCTTTCTGGAATACTTGGAGCTGAGGGATCATTTGAGTTCTATCCAATTGGAACTACAGGTGGAAATCCTAAAGTTAGTGGAGAATGTATCATGACTGCTTATGATAGAACTCCTGATGTAGGTGGAGCTGTAAGTTTCACAGCATCATTCCAAGTAACAGGAAATGTAACTGAGGGAACTGCTTAAAATATAAATTAAGTATTTCACAACAGAAAGAGGTTATTGATGAAAAGACTTAGCTTAGATGATATATCTAATGCTCCATCTTTGCCTGAAAAAGAAATTGAGATTGAACAATGGAATGCAACAGTATTGGTTACAGGTTTAACTAAAGCTGATGCAGTTGAAATTAATAAACAATCTGAAAAAGATGGTATTAGAGATGAAGTTCTTTTTGAGAAGCTATTACTTCTTAAAGGATTAAAAGAGCCTAAATTTGATGATTTAGATCAAGTAGAGGATTTTTATAGTAAAGCTACACCTAGCATAGTAGATAAAGTTCTTATTGGAATTTATAGGTGTATGGCTTGGACTAAGGAGGATCAGGCTTCAATAGCCTCACAGTTTCCAGAATAATGAGGAGTTGGCTTTTGAATTTAGACTTGCTCTTGATTTAGGAATGACAGTTGATGCTCTTAGAAAATCTATGAGTGTGCAAGAATTTGAATCTTGGAAGTTATACTACATAGATAGAAATAAAAAAGAGCAGAAAGCTATCACAGAAGCTAATGCAAGAGCAAAACTGAGGAGATAATTAAATGGCAAGAACAACTCTTGAAATGTTTATCAAGATTGTTGGTGCTAATAAAGTAGCACAAGCATTAGACAATGTTTCTAATGAATTAAAAGATCAACAGAAGCAAGTTGAAAAAAATGAGGAATCAAATAAAAAACTTGCTAAAAGTATGTCTGGTTTATCAAAAGCTGCTATTGCAGGTGCAGCTACTGTAGCAGGAAAAGCTTTTTTAGATTTTTCTTTAGATGCTATTCAAGCTGCTAGTTCAGCTCAAGAAGCAGCAGGTGCATTTGGAACTACATTTGCAGGAGCTGCAGAGAAACTAAATAATGAATTAGCAAAGAATGCTAACTTGTTTGGATTAACTCAAGCAGAAGCTCAACAATTAGTAGGTGTATTTGGTGCTGTTGCACAGGGTATTGGTTTCACACAACAAGAATCTGCAGATTTATCATCAAGATTATTTACTTTAGCAGGAGATATAGCTTCATTTAACAATATTACTGCAGGTGCTGAGCCTGTGCTTCAGGCTTTCAGGAGTGCATTGGTTGGAGAGAATGAGGCATTAAAAACCTATGGTGTGGCAATTTCTTTAGCTGAAGTTGAAACTAAAGCTTTTGAAATGACAGGTAAAACTGTATCAAGCCAATTAACTAGACAAGAAAAAGCATTAGCAACTACTGAATTAATATTCCAAAAAGCAGCAGTTCAAATAGGTAATGCTGAAAGAGAATCATCAGGATTTGCTGCTCAAATGTTAATAGCTAGATCCTCAACTCAAGAATTAAGAGAGGAACTAGGAACTCAATTATTACCTGCTGCAGGAGAAATACTTAGAACATTTAATGAAATTAGAACAGATGCTACTCCTGCATTAATAAATAGATTTTCTGATCTTAATCTACAAGTTCTAGGAACAGTCAAAGCATTTAATGAATTAAGAGATATTTTAACTTTTGGCAATGATGAATTAGAAACAACAGGAGATTTAGTTGCTAAAAGAACATTTGGAATAAAAGCTTTAGGTATGGTATTAAAAGCTTATGGTGCTGTATCACAAGCTGAAATAGCTGTAGAAAAAGAACAAATTGAACAATCACAAGAAAGAATTAAACAATTTGGATATTATAAACAAAATATTGATGCAATAACTCAAACTTTTAATAAAAATAGACAAGCAGTATTAATAAACACAGTTCAAACAGCTAAATTTGGAGAAACTATAGATAAGAAGCTTAATCCAATATTTGGAGAACAAAATGCTTTAATTTTATCCAACATTCAATTAGAAACTAATAGAAATACTTTAATGAAGTTAATTAACTCTGCTAATACAGATCTAGCTATGGAACAGACAACTTACAACAATGCTCTTAAAGAAGTTCATAGATTAACAATAGAGGAAAATGTTAGAGATGCG